CTTCCAGCTTGCAAAGCGATTTTTGCTAAACTGAACCAAGCCATTAGTACGCCTTTGAGTTTCTTTTCTTCTCAGCCAGCATTCTTTTCTGTCCACCAACTGGTAATTCAGGTTTTCCTGTACCAATTAAATTAAATGCCTTGTCAGCTGTTGTTTTAGATCTAGGATCTACTTCAACCTGCTGGTCTGGAACTGTTCCAAATTTAATTTTATCTAGTTTTTGCATTTTTACTCCTTGTTTTTCTTTTCTCTACCCCTTTTATCGTGCCTTTGTTCTTAGACGCGTAAAAAACTGTCTCTCCTCGTTTTTTTCCATACTGTTTACGCATGGATTTCATAATTTTTTTGCCTTTTTCGTTCAATGGCATTATTCTTCAACCTGTATTGCAGTTATACCTGGTTTTTCAGCCTTTGCAAGACTTACTCCAGCCCTTAATTTTGCTAATTTTTCGTTTTGGTCCATTTTATCTTCAGCAATGTCTTTTGCTTGCATTAATTTAGCCCTATCAATCTCTGATTTTCTCTCATCAGCCTCTTTTTTACGTTCATTTTCCATAGCACGTAAGTCAACTTCTCTTGCTTTTAATTTTAGAAGTGGATCAGAGTCAAATTGTGATGTAATTTTCTTCTCTTCCTTCATGAAGTCTTCGGTCATCTCTGCAATCAACGTTGCTTTTCTAGATTCTACTTGTTGCGTAAGCACTTGTAGTTGTTGTGCCACCTGTGGATTGACAGGAGCTTGTTGTTGCATCATTATCATTTGTTTTAACTGTTCTCTAAACTCTAATTCTATCTGTTCTTGCGCCATCAAACTAATATGTTCTAAAATATTTTTTTGTATTGCAGCCATAACAGCAGGATTATTTCTAACCATGTTTGTAGACATGAAGTTTAGGTGTGCTGTGATATGTGCTCTGTGATCTTGACCAGGAAAAGCTTGAAAAGGTCTAGCTGCCAAAGCCATAATGTGTTCTTGGCTAGGGTCCATTGGTTGCACAGGGGCTGGCGGCGGTAACACTGCATCAATATTTTTAACACCAATCGCTTCATACATTGTTCTATACGCTTGATACAAGTTGTGTATCTGTGGGTTTGATGTAGCTAATTGTAATTGCGTTTGCGCTAATGTAATTCTTTGTGACATGGAAAATATATTTGGATCTGCAACTGGCAGAATATCTATTCTATCATCAAAATCTACTTGCTTAATAACTCTTGCACCACCAATTACATCGTATGGATACTCTGGTGGCAAGTATGTAGAAATAATTTTAGATAATAATTTAAACTCTTGTCTCATTGAGCTGTATAATCTTTTATGTATCGCTGACATAACTTTAGATCCTCTTTCAAGGAGAGCTATTGTAGTTCCAACTGCAGCGTTTTGTTGGCCTTCGCCAATTTGTAATTCTGATATTGCAGCAAATCTTTGACCTGCTTGTACAACTAGACCCATCAGCTGTAACAAGGTTGCTGATGGTTCTTTGTACGGTAGAGGGAAGAAAGCTTCTCGCAAATTACCACCGGGTGCATCTACGTCCTTGAACTCACCTGGTTGAATCGGAGCAGCTTCGTCTCTAACTCTTACGCCTCTTTGTTTGAAACCCGCCGGTAGATTCGACAAAGTTCCTGCATCTAATAATTGGCGGAGAGCGACTGTTGCAGTTCTACTCAATCCGCCAATCAT